TCATCGCGGGGTTATGATCAACTCCCGCGCAGGCCGACCCTTTCCCCCGCCTACCGTATAGTTCAGCTGAACCTCATCCTGGTCGAACGCCGCGAAGATCTTGCGGATAGCAGGCACGTCGTTGATGGAGAGGATGAAGCGACCCTTCAGGCGTGAAAGGCGCTCGGCCATCACCTCGAACTGCTCCCGGCCAAACAGGGTTGCGCCATAGTCACGTTCCGATCCGAAATACGGCGGATCGAGATAGAAGAGGGTCTCAGCGCGATCGTAGCGATCAATGAAGGGAAGCCAATCCAGGCACTCAATGGTGACACCAGCAAGCCGTTCATGAACCTCCGCAAGCAGGGGCTCCAGGCGTGTGAGGTTGAAGCTTGCCGACGAACTGGGATCGACGCCGAAACTTTGGCCAGCGACCTTGCCGCCGAATGCCGTCTTTTGAAGGTAAAGGAACCGGCCGGCGCGCTCCAGGTCGGTCAACGAGGCGGCGTTGCTCGCCTGCAGACGCTCAAACTCGCGTCGGCCGGTCAATTGCCATCGCAGCGTGTCCATGAACTGCGGATAGTGCCGTTGGAGGATCCGAAAGAGGTTGGCGACCTCTCCGTTGCGATCATTGATGACTTCGGCTCTCGGCTGCTTCTGCCGCCTGAAGAAGACGCCGCCCATGCCGACAAAGACCTCGGCATAGGTGCGATGAGGAACAGCGCCGATCTGTTGGACTAGACGCGCTGCCAGCTTCCGTTTGCCACCGATGTAAGGTGCTGGCGGATGAACTGGTGTGACCGCTGCGAACTCATCGTGAATGCCCATATCCGAGCCTCTGAGAATCAGTCACCGTCTCGCCGCCCGAAAGGGCCGCAGGCGTGACGTTATCTCTGGTGTCGTCAGGCGGGTCGAAGTTTGCCGACAGAGGCCCGCCTTCCCGGAGCCTGGCTCCGGGCGTCTGCGCTGCTAAGGCCAGTCGGCCGCATCGATCTGTGCCTGCGTGGTGATGGTGCCAGCCTCGATGCCAGCTAGAACTGCGCCCTCGATGGCAAAGGAGGCGTCGACGTGATCGAGGACCGCATTGCTGATGGCAATGATGGTGGCTGCGTCGATCTCGACAAATCCCGCCGGCGTCTTCCAATTCGTCGTGAAGGCCGCATCCTTGTCCGCCTTCACGCGGGCTCCGGTGATCATGAGCTTGGACCTGTCGTCGGTCGCCACCGACATCCCACCGACAACGATGCCGCCCGTTTCCACACGCCAGCGTTTGTCGGCCGCATAAACCAGCAGCGAGCTTTTCAGAGCAGCCGATCGGAGATTGGCGATGTCATCGATCAGCGCCTCGACGTTTTCGGCGTCGGCATCTGCGATCTCCAGATGACTGCCGTCATAGACGACGCCAGCCGGCAGTTGTGGCGCTATGACGACAAGGTCGTCTCGGGTGATTTCAATCGTGGCCATCTTCAGCTCCCTTAGACCGCGAGACGCAGGACGGAGATGCGTGCTCCATAGTTGACGACGGCGCCAGCCGGCATGCCGTCGATGAAGCACCTGAATTCAAGGTAGTCGCCGACAACGGCATCTTTCACGTCGGCTCCGCCGCCGTACGTTGTGTTCAGGGATGCGCTCTGTACCCGGTTTGAGGTGTTCAGGAATTCGGCCCCATTGAAATAGACCCCCGCGTTCATTGCCAGGGCGAAATTCGCACTGATGAGGTTGAGGCCGAAGGACGCGAAGAAAGCAAACCGGCCTGCTTTCTGGCAGACAATCTTTGAGCCCACGATCTGCCAATCGGCCTGCCCGTCATCCGTCAACGACACGGGAGTGATAACTGTCAGCACATTGTTGACGGGTGTCGGCGCCAGCGGGCGGCGGGTACAATCGATGACGGTCGAGGCCTGTTTGAAGGCATCGCCGCTGGTCTTCTTGATCTGCGCAAGCGAAACGGTGCCGCGAACGGTATCGGCGGCCGCTATGTTGCTGGCGACAAAGACAGCACCGTTATAGGTCAATCGAACGACCATGAACGGTTGAAATTCACCACCCGTCAGGAGCGCCGCGCTGCTGATCGGCCTGACGCTCTTGGCACCGAGGTCGTTGACCTTGATCGTCACAGGGCCGGTATTGGCAATGGCGATCTCGACGTCGATCGTCATGCCCAGAACATAACCGGCCGGAGCAGGGTCTAGCGTCACGGTGATGGCATTGGCGGTGCCATTGGCAGACACATAATCGCCCTTCCGGCGCATCCACCACAACATCTTCGAGATCTGCGCACGGTCGGCTTCGTTCAGAACGCCACCATTGAACTCAATGATCGCCGCCAGCTCCTCCTGGAGGCTGTTTAGAAAAGCGGCCGTGACTTCTGTGCCGGGCACGCCGGCACCGGCGTTTTGACTGCGAAAGCCTCTCTTGCCTGCACCAATGTCCACCCAATCTTGGCCGTTAACGCGTTCCATTCCGGGCTCCTAGAGATAGATAAAGACAAGCTGGGTGTGGGCTGGCTTGAGCCTGCGCAGTTCGCATTCGATGTCGCTGGGTGCGTATCCGCCGAGCGGATCTCCAGCGACGTTCTGGCCAGCGCGGAACCACCATTGGGAAATCAGGGCGAGCTTCACGCGCCAGGTAAATTGCTCGCCTTCAGCGACCAACGGCTGGCCCGCTCGCAAGACGCCGGCCTTCGACGGCCAGAACTCTTCGACCTCGATCGCGGCCCCGAGGCGGGCAGCAGTCTCGACAAAATAGGAGACACTCTGCCCTCCACGCGCGGTCCAACGTTGGTGCGCCTGGCGCTGGCGCTGTTCCACAGTCCGGTTGCCAAGATCGCGGCCGCACGGATCCGGGCCGAGCACGCGTTCGAAGTCCGGCAGCAGCCGAACGGCAGTGCGCGGGTCGATCTCCCGCATCAGCGCTTCGGCCTCGGCCTCGGCATCCGCGAGCGGATGCGCCAACGCGTCAAGCAGCGCGTCCAGCACGCCGCCCCGGAAGGCAAGCACCCAACCGATCGGTAGCTTGCCAATCAAACTGCCAAGGATGGTGGGAACGGTTCTGCTCACAGCGGCGCCACGAATGTGATTTCGCCAGGCACCGGATAGTGATCGCGGGCAAGCGTGAAGGGTGCAGCCGGCACGAGCAGGTCATGCGCGTATTCGCCCGCAGCGGCCGAAAGAGCTTCCGAGATCCGCGACGGCTCGATCCGTGCCCCGATCGGCCCGGCGTTCTGAGTATCCTCCGCGTCACCGATCGTCGCGACGAAGCGCTGATAGGCTTCGCTGACGGCGGCTCGAATGGCTACCGTGTCGGGTCGGGTGCGTACGGTGATCGGGAGCGAATGGGTAACGGCCGGGACCACCACCACATTGGCGGTTACCGGACGCACGCCTGTTGACGAGCCGGGAGCGCCGAGATGGGCGAGCATCGCGGTTTGCTCACCAGCTGTCGGTGCCTTGCCGAAAAGACCGTCCTTCATTGCCACCACAACACCGACCGACCCACGGCCGATCCAGTCGGTAACAACCGCGACGGCGCGCACGTCGAACGCTTCGCGCAGCCATTCGGGATAGTCGAAACCGGCACCACCATGAGGCGGCTGTCGGATACGGTTGATCGTTGCGGCGCTCAGTTCGCGCGCCGTTTCCTCGGGCGAGCCGCCCGCCAAACCGGCAGCGCCCACCGTCGCACGGCTGATCTCGGGAAATGGAGCAGCCGTTCGTAGCCGGATGCCAGCAGCGATGTTGCCTGCCGGCCCACGAACCAAGGCGACGACGGGGATCGAGACGGTGCCACCAGCACCTATGGCGGTCACGGCCGTGGATTTAACCGTGACGCCATCGGAGGCGGCAAATTCCAGGTCTGCGGGTAAGGGCGTGCCGGCAACACCTTCCACAAGCACGCTGCCGACAGCAAAGGTCGCCAGCCGCTTTTCGACACCCCAGATTGAGGCGTGTCGATCAGCGAACTCGTCTTCTGCGGTGTCGGGAAAATACTGGCGGCTCCACCATGCGATGTGATCGTGAATACCGCGCATTTCCATGGCGACAGCCCTGCCGAGGATCGCGAACATGCCGCGTGGCGAGCGAACGGCCCGCGACAGCGCGATTGGGTCGATGTTGGGTCGGACAGCGAGGATCAGGGTCTCCAGTGCGCCTGCAATCCGTTCGGCAATGGCGCTGGTTCTAGGGATTTGCCAAGCCATCAGCGGCCTCCCGAAATCGAGAGCGCGGCGTCGGCTACCAGGATGCGATAGCCGAGCGTTTGCGGGCGCACCCACGAAACATCCAGCTCGGCCGGATTGCCAGTCTCCGGTTCAGCCCAGGCCAGCGCCTCTTCCAGCCAAAACTGAAACAAGAGCCGCGTGGTTTCGGTCTCCTTTGCCCTGTCGAGCAGCCAGAGACGCGAGCCAACACGCTCGCCCCGTGGATCCAGCGCATCACCGGCCCAGCCGCGACGCTCCGCGAATGCCGAGGTCAGGAATTCGGAACGAGCCTGGGGTAGCGGATCGTCCGGCGACGCGCGGCGATCCAGGCCTATCGACAGCAGTACTGGCGTGATGGAGGTTTCGTCGATGACCAGATCGCCATCGTCGCCGACCGCGAGATCGCAGCGGCGCGTCGACGGATTGTAGGTCAGCGCGAGATCGAAGAACATGGTGCGGATTTACCGCGCGCGCGTGTCCCGGATCATGCCCGCCAAGGCGGGCGGGCCGTGGGATTTTCTTACGCGCAATCCCATTTGCTGGCGCCGGATATCAGGCTGGCGCCGCATGCCGTCTTGTCGCCCTGGCGCGCGATCGGCATGCCTTCGCATTTCCATTTGCCCGAGCCGGTGACGATCGGGTTGACCCCATGGCCAGGTATCGGGCAGCTGAACATGTCACCCTTGCGGGCGATCAGCGCTCCTTCGCAGGGCCATTTTGTGTTGGAGGAGACAACCGCGCCACCATGATCTGAGGTGTCACCCAAGCGAACGATCAGTTGCGCCATTATTCGAGGTGCCCCGCAGCCGACTTGAGCGTGATGCTGGCGCCGCTGCCCATCTCGATCGCGCCGCCCGCTTTCATGACCATCTTGTCGCCATGCCCATTGTACATGCCGACCTCGCCAGGCTTCAGGCCGCCCATGCGCTTCGAAGGGTTGGCGACAGGCAAGACGACCAGGTCGCCTTCATCGCTGCCGACCGACAGCACGATCGCCAGCGCGCCATCCTCCGGCACCGACGAGGCAAAGCCGAACGGTTGCAGGATCTCGACATCGTCGCGCCAGATGCCGTCGGCGACTTCAACCGAGCAGCGCTGGGTCTCGCCGTCGTCGCGAACATTCTTCAGCACCGATCGGCGGATCATGCCGCGCATCTTGTCGGCGGTTTCCTTGTCCATCACAGTTTCTCCGCAGTTCCGTCGAGCTTGCCGGTACCGACGCTCTTCTTGCCCTTGAGGTTCTTGCGGCGCGAGCCCGACGCCTTCTTGTCGTAGGCCTCCGGCGACGTGACGGTCAGTTCGGTTTCCTCACCGCTTTCGTCCTTCCGAAACGTCACCGTCGAAATCAGCATGTCGCGCTCGATGCCCTGGAATGCGTCGGAGACGAACGTCATCTCATTGACACGCCAGACGCGGCCACCGACCGAATAGCCGTGAACGCGATAGTTGGCCTCTTCGGCATTTGCTCGGGCGGTCCGCATGCGCCAGTCAGCCTCGTCATTGGCGGACTGTTCGTCGGCCTGTGTACGGGCCAAGTGAACGATCGGGCGGTAGCGCTCGATCTCCGGGTCCGTCGCTCGTCCTGTGGTGGCTGTCCCACGCCGCTCGCGCTCGTACGCGGATCCGTCGCTGGGTTGACGATTTCCCGGATCGGCCGGCTCGGTCCCTGGCGTCAGCGCTGCCGAGCGACTATCGCGATCACCGCTGGCTTTCTCGCTCTGACCGCGCACGATCGTCTTAGAGTGACGGCCCTCGTGGCTGAAGGTCGCGCGTGACCCCTTCACATTGCCCGGCAGAGTGAGATCGGCCGGCGCTCGCTTGGCACCTGTGCGTGTGATGACAACACCGCCGACGCCATCGCTCATCACCAGGGCGTGCCGCTGGCGCGCGCCTTTCTCGATTGCGGAGTGTCCCGTCTCACCGAGATCCAGCGCGTAGCGGGGAAAGGGCTTGCCTGTGTCGATCTCGGTCCGCACGTTCAAACCGAATGGCGCGACGATGCGCTTGACGGCATCTTCCAGCTTTATGTTGGTGAACTCGCCTGGCCCCTCGGGCACGGCAGCGCAATCGATCAAGTCGCCGGCCTTGTCCTCCCCGGATATGCTGACCTCCGCATGCTCCTCGTCGATATTGGGCTCGACCTTCTTGATGTAGCCGTGCAGGACGAGGGCGCCGTCAGCGAGACACTTCACTTCCATTCCAGGCCGTACCCTGAAGATCGCCCGAGGCGATGCATAATCGAAAGTCGAGATCGAGCGCACGCCATCGCGGAGTGTGAAGGAAAACGACCCCGAAAAATCCTTCAGGTTCCGGGTGACCTCGGCCCTGGTCCATTCCTCATAGAGGACGCCGTTAATCTGCAACGTGAGGCTCATTTGAGCGCCTCGACGCGTCCGGCTTGCAACATCGCCGGATGCCTCGGTCGGTTGCGCTCGACCAGGGAGCGATAGCCGGCCTCGATCGTCTCCGGTCGGTCGCCATAGAGATCGTTGGCCACCGCGAAGGCATCCGTCTCGGTATCGTATGTGCGCACGATCAGGGACGGCAGCCGGCCGATCGCCTCGTTGATATCCGCGATCACGGCGGCCCGCAGGTCGCCGGCTGCGCGACTGGCGGCGGTCGTGACAGCCGTAAACTGCATGTCCTCGATGCCGGCCAGCGCGTCGGTAAAGCCGTCGATCGCGCCGACCAGCCTGCCGCGCAAAGCCAGGGCATCCTCCCGGCTGGCATGCTCGATCTGGACCGAGAGACCGACCGCTTTCCCCAGTGGGTCGCCTGCAGCGGTGAGCAACAGCACGCTATCCGTGGTCGAAGGCGCCTCGGCGTGCTGGACAGTGAACCGCTGTGACGCGCCGATGAACAGGTCGACGATCTGTGCCGGCGTCACGGGTGCAATCGGCACTGGGGCCTCCGCTGCTGGCGAAACGGCGGCATCGTCATTGCCCTGCAGCTGCTGCACAACGGTATCGGTCACCGCCATAGCCGCATTGGTGAACGCAGCCGGCCCGGCCGGCATCGACCCCGGCAAGGCGGATCGAACGACGGCAGCGGCACTTCCTGCCGGCAGGGTGAGCCACTCGCTCTTGAGCAGCCTGGTTGAGCGCTGCGTCGCGAGATCCTGAACGCGCGAGATCGTTCGGCTGGCCGGCGAGCTGCCCAACGCTGTGAGGGTCGACGCGAAGTTCAACGCCGCGCCGAGGAGAGTGGCGGCAGTGGAATTCAAGAACCCGTTGAAGCCGGTTCGAGCCAGTTTGAAGGAAGCGGTGAAGCGCGCAACCCGCAACTCGCTCGATGAGAACGAGATCTCGGCCGGCTCGCCCAGGATGACGGTCATGACGCCCCACCAGGGGTGGATCAGCGTGCCTGGACCTGGACGCTCGAAAGCGGCCCGCAGGGTGCGCGCCTGGGCGACATAGTCATCGCCGACCAGCACGCCGTCGATCGAGGTGGCGGCTGGATGCAAGCCGAGATCGTCATAGGCTGCACGGTCGGTGCCTGGGAACAAGTGCTCCGCCACCCTGCGACCGGCTTCGGTCGAAGTGTCCGGCACGAAGAAGCCGATGCCGCGAAAGGACGCGGGCAAGCAGCCCGGAAGAACGTGAGCGACGCTGTCGAAGATCATACCCGGCCCACCATGCGTCCGCTGCCGGCCTGGACGGGCACGGCGGCATTGTCCGAAGCCACGCTCGCAACCTTGGCAGGCCCGTCGACCACGATGCGGACGGCGCCGCCGACATTGACGTCCTGGCGCACCGGCGCCGCGATCGCGGCGAAACGGCTGCTGGCGGCCGGCTGCAGCGAGGATTGCTTGTTGTTGTTGGCAGGCGGGCGGACCGGCGGCACGGTGAAGTCTTGCAGGGCCCGTTCGCGATCTTCCGGCATGCCGCTCGGGCCGACCTTGTTCGGATCTCCGGCCGGCGTGCCGTTCGGCAGGACGTCGCCAGTCTTGGCACTGCTACCAGCACCGAACGGATTGAGGTTGATCGTGGGCAAGGAGAATTTGGACAGCCAGGCCGCGAAGTCAGTGAGAGCCGCCTTCACCTGGCTAATCACTATTACAACCTTCTCATACGCAGCGACGACGCCGTCCGGCATGATCTTGCTCCACGGGATTGGCTCACCGGTTGCCAGGGCGTTGGTGATCTCGCGGATCGCCTTCAGCACATCCCCGACCGACCTTGCCAGTTCGACGAAGTCATCGGCAGTCTGCTTCAGCTGGCCGCCGACGAAGCCACCGATATCGCCGAACACCTTGCCCCAGTCGATGCCGCTGCCGGCGAAGACATTGCTGACGATCTGGCCGATGTTCGAGCCGATGTCGCGCAGAATTCGGAAATCCTCGACCACGGCCGAGACATACCGCGAGAAGCTGTCACCGATGCCGGCGATGTTCTTTTGGAACCCGCCGAGGAATTTCGATCCGGCGAACTCAGCACCCGCCCAGGCGCGCTCGAAACCGCGCTGGATCATCGGGCCATATTGGCTGACCATATCGCGCCCGGCGTCAATGATGCGTCGACCGCGATCGACGACATCGCCGGCCAATGACCGGAAGCCCTGCTTGGCCCGATCCCACAGCCGCATCAGGCGCGGGCCGAACCGATCCCAGTTCTTCCAGATGAACGCCGCACCGCCTGCGAGCGCCGCAATGAGCAACCCGATCGGCGACAGAATGATGCCGATCAGCGCGCCGATCGCGGCCAGGCCGGCGCCGACGATCGGCAAGACGAAGCCGAGCACGCCGAGTGCTGCGGCCACGCCGAGGCCGGCGCCGGCGAACACGAGCATCTTGGTTGCCATACCACCGGACGAAGCATCGAATTCGCGAAGCCAGCCCAAGGCAGCGATAGCCCATTCGTTCAAGGTCGGCAGCCATTGCGCAAAGGCCATGCCGACGAAACGAACGGCCTGGGTGCCAACCTCGCGGAAAATAGTCAGCTGGCGGTTGATGCCGGCCATCTGGGTGTCGAAGTCCGCGTCGGTGATCGCGCCGGTGGCGGCGGCCACCTTGGACTTGATGTCCTTGTACTCGTCGATATTGGCGAGGAACGGGACCAGGAAGTCGAGAACCTGTTTGTCCTGGAACAGCTCGCCGACCTTGCCGGCCGCGCCGATCGCCTCCAGCTGCTGGCGCACATAGCCGAGCGCCTCCGCGCCTTCGAGCCCGTTCTGCTTGGCCTTCTTCATGAAGCCCGCGATCTGGGTTTCGTTGACGCCGGTCAGCTTGCCGATCTTCTGGATCACCGCCTCGATCGGGTTCATGCCCTTGGCGGCGGCGTCCATCATGACGGCCTCGATGTCGACGCCATGCTTTTCGAAGTTCTTCTTCGTCAGCGGCGCCAGCGCCTTGTCCAGGAAGTTGGCCAGATTGTTGGCGGCCGTGGCCGGATCTGCTGTGCCCTTGCGGGCAATCTGCAGGGCGGACGCCAGGAAGTTCACCGCCTCGCGGCCTTTGACGCCGAATTTCGCGACACCGCTGGTGAGGTTCGGGAAGCTGGCGGCCATATCCTTAAGCTCGAAGGAGCCGAGCTTGCCGGCGACGACCAGGGCGCCGAGGCTGTCGCGCATCTGGTCGGCCGGAAGCTTCAAATTGTTCAGCATGGATATGCCGACACCGGACATGTCGGCGAAGCTGGCGTTCGCGGCCGTCGTCGCGCGGCCGATGTCGCCGATCGTCGCGTCAATCAGCTTCGGGTTGACGCCGGCTGCGATCATCTGCCCGACGCCGTCGGCGATGGTGTCGGAATGCTGGCCGATCTTGAAGGCAAGTGCATCATAGCGGATCTCGGCCTGATCGACGAAGGCAAACGCCGCCTTGCCGGTCAGTTCCGCGGTGCCGGCGATATCGAGCAGCTTCTGCTGGAAAGCCGCCGCTTCCTGGATCGGTCCCATGAAGGAAATGCCGGCAACAGCGGCGCCCAGGACGCCGATCTTGCGCGCGAAACCGACCAGGCTGGACAGGTTGTTCTTGAGCGAACGGAGCGGCCCCGAGAGATGATCCCGGAGCCGCACCAACACATCCAATGCCATCGACCTGCCGGACACGCCTCACTCCTTTTTTGAGACCTCCTCGCGGTAGGCCATGATCGCGTTCCACCAGAAGGTGGCGTCACGGGCGGTGAATTGGTCGACCTCGGCTGCCGACAGGCCGGTCCCGTCGACCAGCCCGCCCAGGATCACCTGCCAGTTGTCCGGCCAGTCGCGAAAAAACTGTTCAGCACCTGGCCACCGGCGGCGATGTCGGCGCCGTCCATCTTGTCAAACAGCGCGTTCATGATCGCCTGGCTGATGCGAGTGGAACGGGCGAATGCAACAACGCTCATGTCATCCTCTTTCGCGGCAGCAATCGCGCGCTGGTCGGCGCCGTTCAGCCGATGGAAGACGAGACGCTCATAACGATCGGTGCGGACCTTGCCGTTCTTGCGGATCTGGAGATCGCGCGGGAACTTGAGCGGCAAGGTAACCGAGCCGTCCTGGTTCTTCTTCGCGTGCGGAGGCAGGCGGTCGAGCGGGTCGATGTCCTCGTCGACAACGTCGGCATCCGTTTCCGCGTCAGCCGGGACCGGGCCGTCTTCGTCGACAACGGTTTCCGCTGCCGCTGCGCTGTCGGCCTGGTCTTCGTCCAAGTCGATCGCGACTTCCTTGACCAGGCGGCTCATGCCAGCACCTCTTCAGGCGCCGAGCCCGCCCATTTGAGTTCGATCTTGCCGCCTTCGCCGCCCGTCACGTCCGGGCGATCAGTGAGGAACGCGTCCCCGATGACGAAGGTCTGGCCGGTGTCGCACAGCACCTGCAGTTCCCCTTCGCCGGGACCCCAGAGGTTTCCGAAGCGCTGGCCGCGCTCCAGGTTGGTCGTGGCCGTCACCTCCGACGGCTCGAACTCCTGAGCACGAGCGGCCTTGTTGCCGTAGTTGACGACATTGTTCTTGATGCCGCCGACCTTGATCTTGGCGCCTTTTTCGACCGGAATGTTCCGACCGCGCCAGACGATGTCGACGATGCCGAGCGTCTGCATTTAAACCTCCTTGTTAAACCTGGAATTCGAGCGAGCCGGCGAGCGTCATCAGGTTGCCGACGATGCGGACCTGCTGGCGGCTCTCCAGACGGTTCTTGTCGTCGACGTTGCGCTGGAAGACGCTTTCCTTGACCGTCCGCGCGATGTCCTCGATCCAGGCACGGTCGTTGTAGAGCCGACAGCGAGCCGCCCAGGAGCCGTGCATGCGGCGCGGTGTCACCACGCCATTGCCCGGATCTTCGTCACCGTCGCTGCGGCTGGTGAAGGCCGCACCGTTGTCGTCGTCGACCAGCTTGGAACGCGGGTAGAGCAGCGTGACGTAACCTGCCCAATCGTAGCGGATCCGGCTCATGGTCGCCGGGACCATGATGTCCAGCCAGGCGCGGTCGGGCACTCCGAGATTGGAGACCTTGTAGGTGGTGGCGACGCGCGAGACTGTGACCGTGCCGTCCGCCAGGCAGTCGAAGGTGGAAATGCCCTTGCGCAGGAGCAGATCCTGCTCGACCTCGACAAACTGGTCGACCGGATCGGGCGCCTCGACGCCGGGCAGGACCAGAGACCGCAACTGGCGGGCCGGATCGTTGGCGAGATGGAACGAACACAAACCCATCAGTGTCGCCGACAGGATCCACGAGCTGGTCGGCGGCTTGTTCAGGCCGGCAGCGGTCAGGAAAGGCGAGTTCGTCAGATCGCCGAAGGCGCCGAGCGCGGCAAAGCTTCCGCGCTTGGCAACGTAGCCATGCACATCGAGCTTCGACATGGCCTTGTAGCGTTCAGCCAGCCACGCCGCGAACACCCCCATATTGGTGGCGTCGGACCAAGGATGCTGGACCGCCGTGTACCAGGTGTTGGCGATCGCATCGAGCACCGGCTGCAGGTTGGGGTTGCCAGCGCCGCCAGCCATGGGCGCGATTGCGACCGCCAGGCCTGATGGGAGCGGCTGCGCCTTAGTGTCGACGCGCAGATCGATGTCGTTGCCGACCTCGCCGCCATTGCGGGCGGTGACGGTGACGACACCTGCGTTCGACGCGGCGGTTACCACCAGCGACGGATCCGCGTTGATGGCGTCCTTCAGGGCGGTCGCCATGGTGGCGACCGTGGCACCTGCCTGCGCCGTGATCCGCACCGCCTTGCCGGCAATCTTGAAGCGCAGGACGACGGCCGCAGCGACGGCACCGGTAAAGGTGAGCGTGCCCGAGGCTTTTACCGCGCCCGGATCGTCGACAACCGCCGTGACGAACAGAGGCTGCGTCTTGTTGGCCTTGCGGAAGGCGATCACCTGCTCGGCGCCGATCGATCCCTGGCCGAACAGCGCAATGGCCTGTTCCGGGCGCACCACTTCCACGAACTGGCCGGGGGCGAGCGTGCCTGCGGCAAGCTTCTGACCGGCGATCAGATTGCGAACCGGATAAGGCAAGATGCCCATCGTCCGGTAGTTCGGCTTCACCTCGATATAGGTGCCCGGCTCCAGCCAGTCATACGGGATCTCGTCGAAGATCATCGGTTCCATGCTCATTTACCTCCGTTGCGGGCCTTGCGGCCGGAATTGTCGGGATCCTCGGGCGGGTCCAGGGGTTCAGCGCCGGCCGGCTTGGCGGGCACCTCGTCCTCGGCCGCGACCAGGTCGCCGTCGGCAAGGCGACGGCGGATGTAGAGGGTGACCTCGACGGTAGCGCCTTCGGCCGGCCAGGCGCGGCCGTCTTCCATCGCCACCGTTCGGCCTTCCGCGAGTTTCAGTTTCTGTTCGGGCACGTCTGTTGCTCCTAGCTGTTGGGCTGCACGGTTTGCGGAGCATCCACGCCACCGGCTGCCGGGCTGTCCGCGTTCAGCCAGGTCACCCCTAGCGCTGTGAAATCGTCGATGGTCTTCAGCTGCAGGGCGGCCGGCGAGAATTGGTAGCGGACTTCGAAATCGAGGTTCGCAACGACCGTGGCGTCATCGCTCCAGCCGTCGGCATAGACCGCCTCGGCTCCCGTGACCGCGCTGGCGCCGATACCGTCGAAGACCGCGCCCTGCAGGAGGGCTGCCGCCACGTCGATCATGGCATCCATGCCGATATCCATTCGATCGCCCTTGAAACGGGCTTCGAGACTGGATGACGCCTTCACGATCATGGTCAGGCGCCAACGCATGGCGGCTGCCAGCAACCGGCCGGATGCCGGATCCGGCTTGATGCCGAGCCAGGCGAGCCCAATGAACGGCGTCAGTCGCACCACACGCTCGAATTCCTTGACCGTGAGCACGGGCGGCACCCGCTTGATCTGAAAAGTCTTCGACGGAAACGCCAGCCGCAACCGGGCTTCGATTGCTGGCTCGACGGTGCGGATGGGAGCGAGTGCCAGGTCCACGATCAGCCCCGCAATCTCTGGTGATCGAAGACATTGGTGCGGTCGGAGATGCGGGCGCCGGTCGAACCGAGTTCGCCGGCTGGCGGCGCGTCGATGTTGATGCGGCCTGCCGCGATACCATCAAGCCAGGCTATCACCTCCTTGCGGTCCAGGCGCATCGGCTCGGTCGGATCGGTCCGCTCGCCTTTGGCCAGGTCGTAGCGCGCCAGGACGCAGGTGGCGCGCACGATGCTCTTTTCCGGGGTGGCGACCGGGACGCGGTAGCGGCCGCGCAGATAGTCGTCGATCTGCCCGCACGCATCGGCAATCGCTAGCTCGACCTTGGCGGCAAGCACCGTCGTGGCGTCGCGATCTTCCGGCCGCGAAAGCCGGATCATCTCGGTTTCGCCGAAGCGGTCGACCATGTCCTGGACGGTGGCGTAGGTCATGGTCAGTTGGCCCCGCACGGTAGCGCGAGTTCCTTGACCAGGTAGTAGGTGAGCCAGATTTCGCCCGCGATGATCGTCACGGCGGCGCTCGACAGCGCGAACATCACGAACCAAAATACTTTGGGGTGGTCGCTGATCATTCCTGTGATCCAATGACAAATGACACGACCAGGTTCGGCTCGGAGAAGAGCTGTTCGAGCTGTGCCGGCGACGTGAACACGTCGAGCCCATGGTCCACGCCGTCCATCGAATGAACGACACCAGCCCTGCGAAAGCCGTTGACCTTGGAGATGATGCGCAGCGCCGTCGGGTTGGGCATATCGCTTTCCTCCCAGGCGTCGATCGCGGCGGAAAACTTCGGAAACGTAGCCCGGAATGCGTCCCTGTCCTCGCGCAGCCGTTCACGCACCTCGGCCATCTGGCGACGCGAGGCCTCGGCGCCGGCCGCCATCAACTCTTCCGTGCTTTGAGCACCTGCGGGACCGGCCGTATTGCCGGCCCCGCTTTGGTCGCTCTCTCCGGGGGTATGCGTCGAATTGGTCGAGGCCTGGTCTTTCGCCTTGTTGGCGTCATCGGCCGCGTCGGTTTTCCTGGTCATGTCCGGTTCCTTGCTTCGGGTCTCGCAAAAGGGGTCGATGGTCGGCCCTTTTTGAGAGACCCGACGCCGATGGGCATCCCGCCCAGGCGTCGGGTCGTAGGCTGCGGACGGTCCTCGCGGCCGCTGCCTATTTCGTCATGCAAGCCAGGGGACCACCAGCAGTTCGGCGGTGTTGGCCCACGGGTTGCTCTCGCCGCCATTGATGAGGGCCGACTGCAAGATGCGCTTGCCGGCACCTTCGAGAGACGGCGGCACGACCAGGAGGTTCGGTACGATGCCGAGTGGCCGACCGTTGTCACCCTTGAACCCACCCATTGCGACGCGGGCAGCTTCGTAGGCAGCCGGGTCAAGTGTCTGTTTCGAGCCGTAGCCCATCTGCCAGAAGCCGAAGCCGACATTGCAACGGCCATCGGTGCCGTAGACGAATTCTTTGCGGCTGAAGACGTTGTCATCGGTCTCCTGGTCCTTGCGAACCAGGCGGTCGAACTTCTTGCGGCTCTGGTAGATCACGGGCTTGAGGGCACGCGACACGTCGAGCAGGAACCAGGGCGTGCCATTGCCGCCGCCCGAATTGGACACGGACGTCTCGCCGCCGTTCTCGTCGACAACAGGATGGTCGGTGTCGAAGAAATACTGGCCGTCGTAGCAGGTGGTGTTGAAGCCAGCCTTCAGGAACGGAAACACCAGTTCGTCCGGGAAGCTCGCCGACGCGCGGCCAAGTTCCGTAAACAGCGGCGTGTAGATGCCGATGTTGTCGTCTTCGATGTCGTCGCGATCCACGCCGACGGTGTTTTCGAACGGCTTGTTCTTGATCGTGTAGCCGTGGGTCTTCAGAGAATTGACCTGGCGATCGCCGATCCACTCACGGAAGCGCGGCATCTGGCCAAGCCAGCCATACTCGTTTTCGCGCGTCGTCGAATTCACCGTCGTGGCGACGCGCTGGTACATGGGCGCAACGCCCGTAAAGCCGCCCTGGAACGCCGTCGAATAGCCGGTGTAGAGCGAGCGCAGAGAAGTCGAATTGATCAGCATCGAGGGCTCCTAGGAAAACTTGACCCAGACGCCCTGGGCGTCCACGTCGTAGATTTTGCCGGCGACCGAACGGGTGTTGGCGCCATTGGTCTTTGCGACCGTCTGGTCATCCACGCCGTAGCAATCGTTGCCGATATCGGCAGCGGTGATTTGGTCGGCGGCGGCGGAGTTGGCGAAACGGTAGACACCCGCGCCGACCCGTGCCCGGAGCGCGCCGTCCGCGCCCGCCGAATTGTCGGCGCGGCGCTCAACGCGGCCAAGCCCGCGCAGGCCAAGGGCAGTCGCCATCGGCACGACCAGGCCGGCCGCATTCACGGCCGCCATCGCCCCGGCATAGAGGACGGTGGCACCTTTGACCGGCAGTTCGCGGATCTCGCCGCTGCGCTGCTTAGTATCGCGATCGGAACCCAGCGCAGGCATCAGTGCGTCTCCTTCTGCAACTGCTTTGCGGCCTCGGCGTACTTCACGGGATCGAGGCCCATGAGGTTGCAGACCGTGTCGTCGGCGTCGGAGAGCGAGGCGCCGCCTTCCTCGACCATGCGGCGATTGCCGAGGCCGCCACTGTTCAGCGACGGCATCAGCTTGATCTCGGCCTCGACATCGGCCGGATCCTTCATGTGGCGGGTGATGAAGCGATCACGCAGGGCCGGCACGAGCTTGCCGTCCTCGATGGCCTTGTCGATGGCGGTGACCGCGCGTTCGTTGGCGCGGGCGTTGACCTCGGTGGTCAGCCGCGTGTTCAGCTCCTTGACCTGGTCGCGGAGCTGGGCGTTTTCGGCATCGTCGCCGGCACCGGCGCGCGCCTGCAGGGCGGTGACCACTTCGTCGGCGGTTGCCCCCGCCTGGAGGCCGGCCGCCGTCGCAATGCGCGACATGGTCGCCACCGCGCCGGTGGATGCGGCTATTGCGGCTTCAAGGGCGGCAAGGATCGCCGCCTCGTCGGCCGTCTCGGGAAGGCCAAGCGCCTTCCTCAGATCTTCGTCCATTGCTGGATCTCCGTCGGTTTGTGAATGATCTCGGGTGTGAAGGGCGGCCAGCTGCAGATTGGGGTCGTTCGTCAGGCTGGCGCGCAGCAGCTGCACGACACGGTGCGGCTTCGCGGCATATGCATTGAACACGGGTGAGACAAACCCGTATTCCTTGTCGGCAAGCGCCTGCTGCCCCTTGGCAGTCCACTCGACCTTGCCCCAGATGCCGTCATCGCGACCTTCCAGGGCTACGATCCAGCCAACGGCGGGCGTCTCCTTGCCGGTCTTGTTGAGCAGATCGATGGAATGGTTGATGTCGATCGGCAGCTTGCGGCCTGCCGGCAGCGAGGTCGCTATCAGCTTTGCGACATCGCCAAGCTCGTAGGGACCGCGACCATCGACGCCGGAGAACGTGCCGGCCGGCAGCAGATGAATGAACTCGGGAACGCCGCCAGCGGCGGTGCCGGCCAGCATGCTGTGGGTGATGGAGTTGAGGACCGTTTTCATCGGACCGACAATGGCCCGGCGCGTGCGCTGGTATCATGCCCGCCAAGGCGGGCAGGAATGGCTTTTCTCTACTGGAAGCGGCGAAGGAACCGGAAGACGATGTCGGCGATCATCTCCTCGTCGTCGTCGGAGATGCCCAGATAGGGTCGTGCGCGAAGCGTAACAGACTTGGCCAACACCACGCCAGTGGCCAAACGGAAAACCAGGTGCGAAGCGTTCTTCGGCACGATGGTGCCGCCGAACTGGTGGATGGCTCCATAGATCACGTTGGTGCCGACGCGCACATGGTCACGGCCTGGCTGGCTGGAGATGCTGTCGCGAAGCCTGCCGCTCTCGGTCAGGATCCGCGCATTGCGTTTCATCTTTTTGTATTCGGTGTTGAGGGAGGCCCAAGCCTCGCCGTCGGGGCTGGTTTGCGAAATGAACCGGCGATGCGTCGACGAGACCATGCCGGTGCCGATCGCCGACATGATCGGCGTGGTGTTGCCCATCAGCCCGATCAGGCTGGTGAAGGCCTGGCCAACGCCGTGGTCGGTAATCCGGGTTTCCAGCGTCACGCCGCTCATGCTTGCCTCAATCCGGCACCGGGCCTATATTGGCGGTGCGCCGAGCAGGAAGCGGTCCTTCGGGACTTGGGTGGTATTTCCGGCCACTCCGGCGCATTTTTCATTTTCCGGTCAGCACCTTTCCCTCGTCGCGCAACCGCGCGATCTGGCGGGCGTTGGTGCGCCTTAGCGAAAGCAGATAGACCTCGTCGCCATTCTGGCGGCGCACAACCTTGAGCGCGGCCGCGTAAGGCTCGCCGTCGATCGTGGCATGCAGCAACAATCGCCCGTCGTCGCGTTCGATCAGTTCGCCCTTTTCGACAAGATGTTCGGGCGCGGTCCCGTAAAACTCGGGCGTCGCGTGGCGGTGCTTGACGTGGGAGCGGATGGTGTCGGCCGACAGCCTGACCTCGCTGGCCACATCGACGCCCAGGGGACCGGCCAGCCGGCGCGGCGTCAGCGCGGCAGGCACCCAGCTGTTGCCAGGCCACTGCCCACCGACCGCCATCTTTGCGAACCGCTCGATCATGCCTGGAGCGGCTGCTACGGTTTCGGATCCGGGCAAAGTCCGCGACAGCCATGCTTGACCCGGATTGTATTCAAAGCCGGGGTCGACGCCGAACGGCACCATGACGCGCTTGCCGCCGACTTCCTCGGCGCGAAACAGCAGGTCCGGCGAAGGATCGGGGCCGCGCTTGCCCTGGCGCTTCAGGTCACGGTCGGAGACCGCCGTTGGGAAACAGCCGCAATGCCAACCGTTCGGCGGATAGTTCGTCGCCCAGAATGGATCGTCGGCCCGCAGCACCTTGCCATCCCAGGAGAGGTGTTCCTTGCGCGGATGAAGCGCGCCGGAGTGGTTGTATTGCCAGTAAGGGAAAGCCTCCAGCGTGTCGGGCTCGGTCAGCTGGGCGTAGCGGCCGGCCGCATAGGCGGTGCGCAGATTGGTGTCGAAGATGATCCGAGATCGCCAATTGCGACTTCCGGTGTGGTCCCAACCGTTGCGCTTAACAATATCGTCGAAGGCGCCGCGGAACTCGGCCAGCGTGGTTCCTTTTTCGAGAGCCTTGGCGATCTCCTGGCGGAAGTCGGCCACCAGCGCGTCGGTCGCGGCACCCGCCACCACGAAGGCGCGAGAATGAGCCGCCGCATAGACATCCGTCCACGACCTGGTCGTCAGCGACGCCTTGTCGCGGAAGAACCGAATGGCCGCGTCGAACGGCAGATCGAGCGCACTGGTGTTCGCGTCGGCCATGACCGGTTCTTAGCCTCGAAATAAGGGGCTGTTCAAAGCCCGTGAACGCGCTTTGAGGGCTCGGTCGCTATCTCGGGCCGTCCACAGCGCCGAGCGCGTTCCTGGGCCGTTTCTGCGGCTGGTCATTTGCGGCCTGTCAACTCGTCGACCAGGGCAGCCTGGCCGGCGAGATGCGAAAGCGCCATGCCCCGCGCCATGGCAACAGCCAGGGCTTCCGGCTTCAGGTCGAGCTGGGCCAGTTTTTCGGCAGCGTCGGCCAGGTCGGTGGCGTTCTCCAGGATCGCGCGGATCTCATCGGTCAATCCAGCCATGGCGCCGGCCGCGTCGTTCTCGATGCGCTGGGTGAGCTGCTCGACGATCGTGTCCGTCTGCTCCCGTGCGTGGCGGGTGCGCAGCAAGTCGGAGACCGAATTCGTCTGCGGTTCGCTTGTTTTCGCCGGTACGGGCTGGCGGCCGCCGATCACTTCTTCGCCCGCCTTCGGTGCGGGAATGCCAAGGCGGGACCACACCCAGGTGATGGGTGCGGTCAGGCCGTGCTTGCCGAGCTTGTCGAAGGCTTCGGAAAACTCCTTCAAGGGCACTTCATCGGGCCGTCCAATCGAGACTGTGGGATAGTGGTCCTGCGGGCCGAACTCGAATGCAACCAGGTTGGGCACAATCTGCCGGTTGGTCGTGGTCGAGGACGCGATGGCGTCGGAACGCTCGATGTCTTCCTGGACAAGCCGGTGCTCCCTGGAAACCGCATGGCCGCCCGAGACTGCGTCCGTGGTGGTGGTTTGGCCGAGCACCGCTTTCGATATCTGGCGGTCCATCCAGTCGGCTCGGCGCTCGAACAGGTCGGTGCTCGCGCTCTTGGCCGCGACTTCCTGGAATTCGATCGACATGTCCTGCGGGATGATCGCAGCGCAATCACCGGCGATCTGCGACACCGCGCGCCACAATATGTCCTTCTCGTCGTTCGAGGCGTTGCGCCCGTAGCGACCGATGCGGATCGGTGCGCCATAGTTCTGCACGAAGATCGCCCAATCCTTCGCCGTGAACGCTTTGTACATCCATGCCCAGCTGGCGACGCGGGCGATGCCCGAGCGGATGGTCAGGCCAGATTTGGACTTGTGCCGGTGCACCACGAACTTGTGTGGCGCCAGCGGCTGGTCGCCGGTCGCCTCCCGCAACAACACCGTTTCCCCGTCAGTGCGGTCGAACGTGAACCAACGCTGCGGTCGATAAATAAACTCGCGCGGGCAGGTATGCCCCATGTGAGACTGCCAGTCCGCCTCAAGAACCGAAAAGCCCTTGCCGATCGCATCAAGCATGTCGAATAGGCTGGCCTGCAACACGCCGTCGTTGATCCATGACTGGACGTATTCGGCATGCTTCTTGTGTTCGGTAGCGTCCGAGGCGGCAGTCACTGTGATGGGCAGCTGCGAAACCGAGCGCTTCCGCGTTGCCATCACACCGGCATAGTGCAGATCTCGCTCCTCGATGTCCTCGGCCAGCTCCAGATACCGCAGCGGCTCCCCCATCGCCGCTTCGCGGTGGATTGCGGCCAGCCGCGCCGGGGTCAGGCCGTCGGCCGGATGACCGGAGATCGGATCGCGAACACCGACTGTCGTCGGGCCTGCGCGCTCTTCTGTCACTTCGGCATCGGTCAGCTTGTTGCCGCTGGCGTCGACCAGGCGCTGGCCAACGGCGCGCATCAGGGATTTGAGGTTCATAGCCGGCCTCGCATTTCAACATCGATGGAACGTTCGCGCCGATCATCGCCACCACGGCTGTCACTCGCGCCGGGACGTGCGCTTTCGTAGCCGTAGGAGAGTGTCATCTGCAGTGAGGCGAACCAGGCGAGGATACCGGCGATCGCCGTGTCGCCGTGTCGATCGAGCCCGTCCTCACCCTTGTGGCGATGATCATCCGGCACCTTGATGATGCCATTCACGTACTGCAGCGCCTGGTGATCGCGGATGACATCCTCGTCAGCCGGGATCGTCACGGTGAGGTCGCCGAAGGCCTCGACATAACGCGGTGAGTTTTCACGATACCATTCGGCCGAGAGCTTCACCTCGACGATGCACTCGCCCCAGCGCTGCGCCGCAACTTCAGCCAGGTAGCCGCCATTGCCGGTCGCATCGAGCGCACCGCCAGAAAGGCGCGGCAGGTTATCGCCGACATAAAAGAGGATATCGCGTTGCGCTTCGTAGGGAACGTTGCGCAGCTCCAGGACGAGGCGGCAGCGGCGCACCGTGTCCTGGCCGATCTCATCGGCCTTCAGTGCCGAGACGTCGCCACTGCGGGCGAAGTCCATGCCGAAGACATGGGCGCGGTCAGGATCGAGTTTGTCCAGGATCGGCTTAAGTTTCTCCCGGCAGAGGTCGCGGATCACGGCTTCGCGCATACTCTTGTCGAGCGACTTGAAGCTGTCTGGCAGCTGAACCCGCACCACGGGAACGGTCGGATCCTTCACCCGCTCGATGACGACACGGGTCAGCGCAGCGCCCTGGGCATCGGCAGGTATCGCGTCCAGCTCCTGTTGCATCTGGGCTTCGCGCGCACCGTAGGAACCTCGGATCAGCTGCTCCCATTTCGCCTGGGCTTCGATGCTGAAGGTCCAGCCGCGTGTCAGGCAGACACGTTGATAGAGGCCGTTGTCGACGGCGGCCTGGAACGGGATGTGATGGATCTTGAACGGGTTCTTGCCGGCTCGCGCTTCCCGGATCAGCTCGTTGAAGGCGTTCAGCACACCGTTGTGCGTCGAGATCACGCGAACCTTGCCGCCCCAGATCAGCAGTGCGTTGACGGCATCGATGACGGCCCGCACGTCGCGGTGATAGGCCGCCTCGTCGATCACGACGATGCCCTGCAAGCCGCGAATGTTGGCAGGGTTCGACGACAGCGCCTCGACACGGTAGCCCGAGGCGAAGCGCACGCGATACGCGGAAATGTATTTGGTCGAGCCGTCTGCCTGCTCGTCCTCGAACATGAAGTCCTCGATGGCGACCAGTTCCTTCGCGACGATCTTGGCGAAGTGGGCGACATAGCCGATGAACTCGCGGCCCTTGTCTTTGGTGTCGCCGATGTAAAAGACGTTGTCGCCACCTTCACCGCGCTTGCTGGCAGAGATGATGGTGTCGTCGAGCGCCTCGGCATAGGTGATGCCCGTGCGGCGGCCCTTCTCCGCAACTTTCAGGTCGGAGCGATCTTCCAACCACTCCTTCTGATGCAGCATCAGGATGCCATCGGCCAGCGGATCGTGGTCGGCCGGCAGCTCGGACCCGCGTGGCAACTCGACGGGAAGCTGCTCGGGATCGCGAGAGAGGACGGGCTTGGCCGCGTCCTCTCCTCTCACGAAGTCTCTGGCTGCCGCCACCGTCATGATCGCAACCCCAGAACCTGTTTTCGGATCTCGGCGGCACGCTCCTGCGACAGGCCCGCCACCTTGGCGACGGTTTCGACCGTCTCTTCGACCTTGTCGGCGAATTCTTTTTCCACCTTGAGGCGACGGGCGGTGGAAATGCCTTCCGCCTGGGCGGCAGCTCGCAACGCGTTGGCGAGGCTCATTGCCTCCTTCGGCAGGATGTTCTTGGAGCCTCGGCTGGCAATGATGTTCGTCACCAGGGATTTGATCGCCATCGCACCCATTCGGGCAAGATCGTCCTCACCCTCGGCATCGAAGCGCGACGCGATCGCTTTGGTCATTTCCCGAGCCTGCTCGATCTCGGCGGCGAACACGGCAAGACGCATCGAATAGCGATTGAAGGCCTGGAACGACGGAATGCTGAACTCCAGTTCGCCATGATACTCGGCCTGCAGAGCTTCGAGCTTGGTGTAAAACTCCTGGTAGATGTCGGTTTGGGTGCGATCGCTGTTCTGAAGTTCCTGGGCGGCCCATGCGACAACGCCCTCGCACTCGCGAGGCAGAAGCTGAATATTCGACAGGCGTCCGCGACCGCGTGCCATCATCAGATCTCCGGCTTGAGTGGGCGCTTCACACCTTCGATCGCGATCTCACGGCGCAAGTGACGCCGCCCGAGTTCGGTCAGGGTCGCGCCCATCACCGTTCCGGCAGCAGTCGCGATGACCGCGCCCAACTCCTCGAGATACTTCAGCTCGCCGTGTACCCAAGCGCGTGGCCGGCGAATGCCGAAGGGTACCAGGCGCACTTCGATGACGTCTGAAGGGAGTGTTTCGTCCGTTTCCTCGGCCAGCATTTTCAGCATCGCGAGCCGAGCGCTCTCGCGAAAAATCCGGTCGGCAGCTTCTCGATCGAAGGTCATTTCTTTGCCTGCTCCAAAATGAGTTCCTGCCAACGATCGGCGATGGCGGAGACCGGGTCGAGTTTAGTAGCCAGGTTGTCGATACGACCGTTGAGCTTCTCCAGGGCGATCTCCATTCGGTGCGCTTGTTCGCGATCAGGCAGGTGCCTGAGTTCGCCCTCTAACGCCTGGACGCGCCGCTCCAGATCGGAGACGGTCTCTCCCACTTCTTTCACGCCCTTGCTGACGGCTTCCTTGTGCGCGGTAAGGTCGGCGGCAACTGCCTTCTCACCAGACGTAAACCAGCCATAGACAATGCTCAGGAGCGCGATGACGCTGAGGGTCAACGAGATCCACGGGGCAAGTACTTCCGGCGTCAATTGCGCCTCCGCTTGAAACGTTCGAGACGCTGCTGGCAGGCCAAGCAGCGCTTTGCTGATGGAAGTGCCTGGCGGCGCTCGGGCTCGATCTCTTCGTGGCACACCACGCACGTTGACGAGCCATGACCGGCAAGAGCAGCCTGGGCCGCGCGGATGCCGGTTTCGCGTTCCTGCTCGGTGCGCAGATCGGCCAGTTCAAAGGCGAAGTTTCCGAGCTTCACTGCGGACGCCCCAGCCACTTGGTCATGGTGTCCTTCAGCGTGTGCCCGCCCATGTAGAAGCCGGCGAAGGTGGCGGTCAGCCAGAAGAGCGTGTCGAACGGCAGCTGTGTCGCCATCGTGGAGCCGGCGCCAGCGTCGACGGTCGGCACCACCACGAAACGGAACAACCAGAGAAAGCCGAGAAACCACATCCAGGCCGGCCGCCATGCCCACATCCAGGTCGGCTCACCGACCTTGTCCATCTCGGCCTTCTGCAGGGCGATCGCCTGCGCCTGCTGGACGTTCCATTGCACGAGGATGTCCGGCGCCTGACCTTCGACCTCCTTGACGGCCGCGTCGATCTTCTCGGCCGGCTGGTCCGGGATCTGCGCTGGGGGAACGCCGAGCTTCTCGGCGACCGTGTCGATGACGATGCCGCCGACCTCGGCCGCGCCATCGCCCAGGAAGCGTTCCAGCAGCGACTTGACGAGCGGCGCGCCGACCCGCGTTGCCGCCTCGATCAGGATGGTGCCGATGACGGGGTCCATCACAGCACCCCCATGGCGTCGGCCTCGGCGGCATAGGCGGCGGCGCGCTGGCGATGGATCACACTACGGCTGATGAGGACAATCGCTACGATCGCGCCAGCCACCAGCAGGCCGCCAATCACCCAGCCCGCCAGCTGCTCGGCATGGTGCGGATTGACCAGCACGTCGCCACCGCCACCGGCGGTGGCAGCCCCTGCGGTTCCGCCGCTGGTCCGGGCCGTCTTCGCGATCCTGGTTGCCGCCTGCTGTTCATCGGCGAGCTTGGCTTTGACGGTCGTGGCCGGCGCCGCATGGGCGAGCGCCCAGGCCACGCCCTTGGCTTCAATGGCGGCGATGCGAGCACCCCAACCGCGCCCGAACGTGCTCCAGATCTTGAGCGACTGAACGAAACCCAGCCGCTTCGCACACAACCGCTTCACGGTCTGATGTGCGGGTCCGCCGACCGATGCCCTAAGCCAGGATTTTGCGCGGCCCGGCCCCGAGTTTACAGCCGCGTCGAAGGTGGCGAGATCCACGCCCGCCTCCAGCGTGTCACCATTGACCGCCTGCCAAAAATCCTGGCGGTAGATCTTGGCGACGTTCTCGGTGGAGATGTTGCGCAGCTGCGTCTTGTTGGCGCTGGGGAAGTAGCGCCGGTAGGTGGCGAGCGTTATCCCCTTCATGGTGGCGCCGCCCGGATCCTTCGGATGATCCGACCAGCCGCCCTCATAGGCGAGCGTCACCTTCAAGCTCGCTTGGAAATTCTCGCGCATCGACACCGCTCCGGCTGCAGGAAAGGCCGGGCGATCAGCCGGCCAAGATGCCTGCAGAATGCGTGTGGTCGCGCGCGCGTATCATGCCCGCATCGGCGGGCGGGATCAGTCGTCGAACAGGAAAAGCTGGCGCGGATCCGCTGATCCTTTGATGGGGCGGAAACCCATCCTGCGGAACATCTTGTCGATGCCCGTTTCGGTCAGCCCGAGCTTGCGGGCGATTTCGGCATTCGACATTCCAGCGGCGCGATAGTGGCGCGCCCGAGCCTCTCGCGCAAGAGGCACCCGCAGATAGGACCGGCCATAGCGGCCGGCGAGCTGGTCGACCGCGACACGGCCGAGGATGGGGAGCAGCTGGTTTTCGCGGTCGGTCGAGGGGATGAACAACCGCGTACCGCCGAACGCCTCGGCCAGCGCCAGGAAGGCTGGCTCGCCTAGCAAGTTCTGCAACTCGGCCGAGAGACGGTCGTCACTCATGCCGGCCTCGCCAGGGGATAGTGACCCGAGTCCAGCGTTGTGTTAGCGTCCGCACCTCTGTGGGGGTGTGTAGTATGAAGCTCAGGTATTTCGGTTGCTGCGTATTGACCCTGGTGGTCACCGAAGCGCGCGCTGCCGCCAGCTACGAAGTGGTCAGCAATGTTGGATCGGTTCTGGCTGCAGAAGAATTCTGTGGCTTGAACTACGACCAACCGGCAATCGCCGCGTACATCGAGAAGAATGTGCCCGCTGACGATATGACCTTTGCCTCCAGCCTGAACATGCAGGTCATTGGCGTTAAAGCCTTTCAGAAAGAGATGTCCGCCTCGCAAAAAACGGCACACTGCACGCAGATTGCCCGCGTCGCGAAGAGCTACGGCTTCACGAAGTAGGCGCGCCAGGGCCATTCAGTTGGCCTCCAGCTGAACGCCACGCACCACCTTGGTCAGCGACAGCCCGTTTTCGCCATGCCATGTGAGGCAGACGGTCAGGGTGCCGTCGCGACGGCGTTGCACGGTGCAGTGTTCTGTCAGGCGCCAGGTACCGCTGGCCTCGCCAGCATCGACCAGCGCGGCCAGCTCGACGGCGGCAAACTGCTCGATGACTTCGAACGACACTGGGATCCTGCGGCTACGGCGATCGCTCATTGCGCCTTCACCTCGCGGATCTGCTTGCCAAGCGCGTTCATCACGACGGGCCAATCCTCACTCACCATCTGGTCGAGAGGCTTCGCAAGCTGTGCGACGATGCTGCGGAAGTCCCTGCCGCGCTCTCTCATGGGGCCGGCCTTGAACAGGATCTGCCATTGTGCGAGCGCGACCTGCGCGCCCGGCAGTCGCTGCCAATGCGCCGCCTCGAAGGTGACGGCCCAATCGACGCCGGCCTCACGCGTCATCCAGGCTTTCAGGGCTTCGATAGCCTTGGCGGCATCGCCGGCATCGTGGAGGAAACGCACATGCGACAGGCCCGTTTGCCGCTCGACAAAGGCGATCAATGCCCGATCGTCGTTGTTCGTCACGATGCCGAGGTTCCAGGCCGCGATCCACAGCGCCTGCAGTTTGGCCGCATACTTGCCTTCAAGGCGCTTTCGAGAACCCACCGAAGCGGGTTTGAAGCCGCCGCGCCGCAGCTCCTGAACAACGTTGTTCTGCTCGACCGACGACATGTCCCGCAACGAGCGTTTGCCCGTCACGCGTTCATAGACGTCGCGGATCGTATCGTCATCGAGACCAAGCTGTTTCTTGGCAACGTGGATTGCTGCGGTGGCGCTCATGACAGCGCCCTCTCGATGTCGATCGCGAGGCCCGTCAGATTGACCTTCGCCGCGATGGCGCTGCCCCCGTGTTCGCTTGGGCAACCATGGTGGTAAACACAGGCGACGCGTTCGCCACCGGGCTCGGTGATGATGTCAGAACCGGCCAGGCGGTACTTAATCGCCTCCGCAAGCGCGGTTTCGATTTTGCGGATCATCGTGCTCATCGCACACCGCCGATCTGCAAGGGCGCCTCTGAACCGCTGACGCCATGTGCGAGCGTGACACTCTCTCCAGCTCGCCATCCTGCCGATCGGGCAGCATGGTGCCGCAGCGGCGCGGATCTCTGATTGACCGTTTGCGTTTCGGGGTGGCGTTCCATGAGCGCGATTTCGGCCTGCTCTCTAGCTTCGCCGTCAACAACGGTGGCGAATATCTCGAACAGCCGATATCGCAGGCGAATGACCATGCCGTCGGTGAAGTCGGCCACGGCATCACGCCTGGACTTCAGGCCACGTCGACGGCGGTAAAAAGTCGTCGTCTTGAACTCGCGCACCGCACGATTGACGGCACCTTCTGCTACTTGGCGCAGGTAGACGGCAATCTCCGGCCCAGGGGCATGACCGAGAAACTGGACCTCGGAACGACCGTTGACGCTCACGATGACGTGCGCCGTATTGGTGCAATAGGCGATCACCGGCCAAAGCTTTGCCTTGATCGAGCGGCCACGGTCGCTGACCGAAGACTGTTCATCCATAACGATGTCGGCCTCGGAAACACCATGGTCGCGCATGAGCTGCGCGGCTTTCTCGGCAGCGGCGAGCGCCTCAGCTTCAGTGCAGCCGCGCGCGGCCGTCTTGTCGCGAAGGGCCCGGATACGGTCGCGGATTTTTTGGCTGGTCATTGCTCAAACCTCCCTGGCTACGACCGGCGCCGGGCCGGAGCCCTGGAGATTGATGGGATCGTCAGAGGCGGCGAGCCGTCGCCTGGCGGCGGCCTGCCAGTTGCGCAGAAGGCCTTGAGGCTCCTGGGTGTAGGTCGCTTCGATACCTGCCAACCTTAGCCGGCTGGTATCGCCATCCCAGGAGAAACGGCCACCTTCTTCGGCGACGAGCTGCTCGACTAGTTTAAGGACGTCGACGTAGTAGGCACGCAACTCCTCGTACTCCATGCGCAGGCCGCCAGTTTTCGGCATCAGCGCGTCGATCCTGGCGATGATGCGGTGAAGGTTTTCGTGCCAGAGGGTCATGGTCGTTGCCCTCACGCTTTGGCGAGATCGATGGTGACGGCGCGCCAGTCGTCGTCATGGGCGTCGCGCTCGTAGCAGCGCACATAGGTCTTGGAACTGACGACACGCATCGCATCGCGGATCGCGGTCATTGCCCTGACCCAGCGCTCGTCCTCGATGTCGTGCCGAAGGAGAGCGAAGATCTCGGAGCGGTTTATCTGGCCGCTCTTGTCGACGTTGAAGGCTCGGGTGACGATGGCACGGATTTCGGAACGGCTCTCGGCCGTCCATTCCAGCAGACACTCGTCGATTAGGCCTTTGGCGACCTGCAGCTGCGGCCCGAAGTCGATGTAGTCCTGCACCTGGACGATGATCTTCATGAGCCCGTCAAAGGTCATGAAGGTCTTGTTTCCCTTCGCGCCGCCAACCTTGCCGCCGTATTCCTGGGCGAGCAATCCTTCATAGGATTGCAGATCGTCAAAGGTGTGCTGCTTGAAACGGGCGACCTGGGCGGACAAATCCCGCGCGTAGCCGATCACCTTGCGCACGGTTTCATCCTGCAGTTTGTCGGCGGGCTTGACGTTTTCGAGGGGCACCAGGTTGCCCTTGGCATCGTGGAGATACTGCTTGTCGCCAACCAGGACGGTGCCGTTCGCGATAGAGTTTTCAAGTACGCTGAGTTGCATGTTCTTCATCCTTTGGGGTTTCGCCGCGCAGGGCGGCCATCAATTCGTGAACGCGTTGGGTCTGCTGTTGGATGGCGTCGTCCCGGACATCCTCGTCATGGACGTTGCCGGTCATGGGAAGCCGCACGGCCCGGGCCAGCAGTTCGGCCTCAACACACACTGCCCAGAAGCGCTCGGTGGCCATGGCCAGTGCGAACACGGTCGCGGCGGGCGCTGCTATCGCGTTGCGTGCCGGATTGGCGATGATGCGCCCGGCCGCGTCGATCACATCGACCTCGGCGGCAGCTTCGAGCAGGGTCTTGCTCATGCCGCGCCGCCTTTCGGACGGCCGTCCGAAAACGGCCGCGGAGCCACCGGAAAAAGCCGGACATTGCTGCCGGGCCGCTGCAATTCGGCAAGGATGTTGTCGGTCTCGGCGAGACGATCCCGCGCGGCGTCCTCATTCCACCGTTTCTTGGAGACCTCATTTTCGAGGGTGCGAGCTTGAGCACGCAGTTGGTCGATACAGACTTGCAGGAGCCGGGCGTCCTCGGGTGAGAGAACACGCGCTTCGTGGGTGTAGTCGTCGAATTGGTGCAGCAACTGGTGCAACCCATCCGACAATTCGAGCGACAGGGTCTGTCCCATGGTCATTCCTCCCACTGACGGTTTTGATAGGCGGCCTGGATGTGCTTGAGGGCGAGATCAGCCTGTTCGCCCGCAGCGAGCAGGTGAGCGATGCGCAGGGTCTTGTCGATTTGACCGAGGTGGCCTGGCTTGCGACCGATACCGGTAAGCAATGTGCGTTGGTCGGTGTCCTGGATGCACCATGCGTCGATGATCATGGCGATGTCTTCGGGGTAGGGCTGCATCTTGTAGAGCCGTTTGCCAAAACGCCGCTTGATCTGGGTGTAATCCGGCCCGCTCGAACGGTCCTTGAAACGCCCGTAAATGCTGGTGTTGCCGGTCAAGGCGATGCCGCAGCCATATTCGTCAAGGAAGTAGCGCAGCTGGTCGATCGCGCGGTCTTCCAGGTTCTGGGCCTCGTCAACGATCAGGAGCGTTTGTCGGCCGTTGCGCTGCAGGCGCGCGCCAATGGCGCTGTCCAGCTTGGCAGGGTTGTTTTCCATGACGCTGAGTGCACGACCGAGTTCGACCAGCATGGCAAAGCAGGTCTTAGTCTGCGGTCGCATAGTGACGCGGAACGCGTGCGGCCTTGTCGCCGCATATTGCTTACAGGCGTGCGACTTCCCCATGCCAGCGGCCTGGGTGATGATGACCATATCGGGCGCGATCTGCGCCAGTTCGAGCGCGGCGAAAATCTCGGCCGCTGTTTTCGTCATGACAAAACCGGGGCCGGCAGGGATGGCGCGTTCGATCGTTGCCGCGCTGGCCGCGCTTTCCAGCCACTGCGCCATGGTCAGGTTGGTGCGGTCGAGGCGACCGACATATTTGCCGGAGTACCATTGTGAAAACGTGCCGTCGGGCATGCCTGCGCGGCGAGCCACCTCGGCCTTGGACAGGCCAGAGCGTTGCGCCAGTTCGCGCGTGCTGTGGGTGAGTTCGCGCCAGCGGTTGAGGTCCGCTGGGGTGCGGCCCTCGCGGCCCTCCGAAACGTCGGGCTCTTGTGCGGGCGGCTGCCAGATTGAGTTCGTATCGATGTTCATGTATCAAGTCCTCGTGCAATTGGCCCTTTGGGCCGGACATGGCCGGGTTCATCCCGGCCTTCTTTTTTCAGCCGTCCTCGGCACTTCTCGGCGTGAAAGGGATGATCTCGGCGTCGCCCTGGCGCTGATTGCGCAGCAGAGCGAGGCCAGCGGCGAAACTCTCTTCGAAATCGTCGGCAGGGATCGGCGCGGGCGCCGCGCCGCCATTGGCGATAGCGAGCCGCTTAATCGCGGGCTTGGTGGGTTCGGGTTTCGAGGCGGGCTGTTCGCTGCCATAGAGGCGCGCCAGCTCGGCAGCCGTCATCTTCTGGTGCAGGCGAGCCTGTTCGCGGAGCGTGCGCTGGTAGGCGCCACGGTCGCGGGCATGAGTGCGCGCGGCGTCGACATCGTCGAAACCGGTGGCCGCGATACAGGCTGCAGTGCAGATCAACCGGTCATCGAGCGTGTAGACCTTGATGTTGTCCTGCAGGCGGTCGGGGTCGAAACGAACGATGACCTTCTGGCCAGCATGGGCGTTCAGTTCGACGGACCAGTACCGATTTTCATAGAAGTGGATTTCTCCCGAGCCTCGCTGGGCGGTGACTTTTTCGGCGGCGAGCAGCCAAAGGTAACGCTGCGCCTCGGTTGGCCAACGCACGATGGATGCCGGTTCGGCTAGGCTGGCCTTGAAGGTCTCCAGGAACGAGCGCCCCGAGCAGGCTGCGGACTGGCGACCGGAGCGGGTATTGTGCTCTTCGATCTCGCGCGCGACGTGGCCGCGAAACTCGTCGATGGGGATAGCGGCATTGCCGTAATTCTCGGGCTTCGCCTCTGGGCTGTTACCGGTATAGGCACCTGCGCAGAACGGGTGCTTGGCGATGTTGTCGGCGAGATCGCGCCAGGCGCGTTCGATCGGTTTCGACTGACCGCTATAAGGTTTTGTCCACATCGGCTGGATGCCGAGCGAAACGAGGATGCCCTGCGGGTCCTCGTCGCGGATGGTGAACCGGTAGCGGTTCGGAATGCGACCGGAAATCCACTTCGAGGCGAAGGCGCGCCCGTTGTCGAGCCAGATTTTTTCGGGGATGCCGTGGCGTTCCACCATGTCGCCGATGACGAGGCGGACGGTTTCCTTGTTCTCGGTTTCCGAGATGCGCCAGGCGAGGATCGTTCCAGAGTAGAGGTCCTGCAGGCCGAGTAACTGGACGCGGGTGATGCGGCCGTCGTGCAGGCGCACGAACACGTCGAGCTTGTGGCCGTCCATGTTGACGGCCTGCATGGCATGGAAGTGGGTGCGGATACGGGTTTGGGCCGGATAGAGGGTCTTGGCCTTGTCCTTCCCTTCGCGCGCCAGGGCGATGACACCGGCCGGTATCTCGGCCTCCACACGGCGACGCAGCGCCCGTTCCGAGGGGATCGGCAACCATCCTTGTTTCGATGCCGCTTTGCGGACACGCCGGTAGCAGGAGGAGAACGTGGGCTTCTCCGCCCGGAGCCAGTCGGATGTCAGCGCTTCCCACACTTCCTCGCGGCAGTCGCTGAAACTGGCAGTTGCTTGATAGCTTGGCGCTAGCACGGCCAGCCAGTCGGCGCGCGCGACACCCTTCACCAGCTTTTGCCAGTTGTAGATCGACGCGGGCGATGTCCCGTTCATGGCTGCGGCCTGGAGCACGGCGTTGGTCGCGCCAACACCGGTCGCGGCCAGCTGCTCGACCGCATGGAGGCAGGCGAGACGGCGGCGGCATTCTGCTTTCTGTTTGTCCGAGATTGCTTCGAAGCGCGCCCAAACCCCGGCCGAAGTGTCGTCAACGGTCGGCGCCAGGTCGGGCGCGTTGCCCGCGCGGGACAAGAGCGCAAGTCGTGCCTGCGCGCCCGGCGGCAAGGCCGACAGATGGTACTCCCATCCGCCGCCCTTGCCACCGGCTCGGCGCGCCCTGGCCGGGTCCGCACGCCAGTTGCTGGCGACAGCCAGGGCATTGAGATTACGAACCGTGCCGGGCAGCTCGGGCGAACGTGCCTCGACGATCTCGGCCAAAGAGAACCACTCCTTCACGCGCGGTCCCTCCGAAGGATGTGGACCGGCTTGGCCTTGAGTTCTTTCAGCTTGTCATCGAGGGCCGCGCGTTCTTGCTGGACACGGGCTATCTCGGCGAGGCGTGCCTCATCGCCGATCAGCATGGTCAAGCCATCGTCGGCCACCACGAGATCCCACAACCATGTCGCGCGGGTCGCCCGAACGAAGGCTTTGAAGCGGACGAGGCTGATATCGTGGGTTTCGTTGCTCTCGGCGGTGTAGGCGTTGAGCGTCGCCAGCGAGAAACTGTCTTGGCCAAGCGCCGTGGCGATCCGCATGGCGACTTCCGGGCGTTCGTGAGCGCAGTCTTTCAATGCCCGGCTCATGCCGCGCTTGAGCTTGCCGCGAAAACCGGTGAGGTCGATGCTCTGGTCGGCTACGCGGCTGGGATAGACCGGGCTGAAGAAGAGGTCGCCCTGGTCGGGGCTGGCTTTACGCGGCATTCGCATTCTCCAGGCTGCGGGCGGCGCTGCGGATGTGAGCGTCGATCTGTTCCCGCAGGTGTTGCTTGATGTCGGGATCGTCGGCGCGCTGGCAGGCGAACTGCAGCGCGAAAATCTGGTTGGTGGCGCGGTATGGGAGGCGGAAATGGCAGTCAGCGCAGAAGACGGCTTGCGGACCCTTCGGCACCGGATTGATGCAATTCCTGGTCGGGCAAACCTTCGTGCTCACGGCTAGGTCACCTTTCGGATTTTGTGGTCGGGAGAGGATTGGCGAACGCCCAAGCGGCATCGTCGGGCCACCGGGAGATCAATTCCTGGAAGGCCTTGCGGCGGTCGGTCGGACTGAGCTGGCTGAAATTGGCGGTGACGGTGCCTTTGCGCTTTTGGCCAGGAGACAGGTCGGCCTTGGCCTTGGCGTTCGGATCGGTCAGGTGCAACGCCCGGCCAATGTCGGGCTGATCGGCATAGGCAAGAGCAACCTTGCGTTGGCGATCCGGCTCTAGGCCGGCCAGCTGTTCAAGGACGCGTTGATTGTCCGCCTCGGGCTTGTCACGAAGCACGTCGAGCAATTCCGGCCGCAGCTTGGAGCCAATGAACTGCGCGCGCTCGATGGCACGTCGCGACAACCCGAGATCGTCAAGAGCTTGCGCGAAGAAGTGACCTTGAGCCGTTTCGGCCAATTCCGCCAAGTTGGCGGAATTGGAAAACTGAGGGTTCCCACGAGCGAGCTTGCCGTGTTCTTCCTCCCACAGCCTGCGGTATTCAATCACATGCAGGGCGCGGTCCAGCTTAGACAGCTCGTCGCGGAACAGGTTCTCCTCAATCTCGATGCGTCGTGCGCCAGCCTTGTCGAGCTTGCGCACCAAGGCATCGACCTCGGTGAGGCCGTGGAGTTCGTGTCCGCGATACCTCGTCGCGCCCGCAGCGAGGGTGTATGGGCGTTCGCCGTTGGGCGTGCGGTACACGTTAACGGGGTGGATAAGTTCGCCCGAGACAACGGATTGGCCAATGAGAAAGGCCTTGTTGTCGTCAACCTTGCGGAGGCGGTCGGCGGGCACGAAGATGTCGGAGAGCGGAAGTCGTTTGAACTCAACCACGGCGCCCTCCGACTGATGCGTATTCGGAGGGAAGGACGCCTGTCTCGGTCTCGGTCGCCTGGATGTCGTCGAGAAGCGTTCGGGCTTGGTGCTCGACGAAAGCCACGAAGGCCGAGGTGAGATAGCTGTCCTGACAAGCGTCCTCCACCTGGTACACGCCGTGGAGGACCGATGACCGGTCGCGGGCGAACAGTTTCGCGACCTTGTTGAGGCCCGCGCCGAACCGACGGTGCATGACGTACATCGCCACCTGGCGCATCCAGGCGGTGACCTGCGGGCCGCGATAGCTGTTCTTGTCGAACAGCATGGCCTCGGATGCCGTTGGCACGATCGACGCGACGACATTGCGCACGACACGGTGCACGATCTGGGGCCGGTCGATGATGAAGGGGACCGCGTTCATCGCACCGCCCCCACAAGGTGATAGCCGACGCCGCGCACATTCGCGATGTCGACGCCGAGCGGTTTGACCTTCAGGCGGATATCGTGAACCAAGCGACGAATGGTCGTGCCGTGAAGGTTGACGGCCGCCTGCAACTCGCCAACGGAGTGGATGCTGGGTGCATCGTCGTGGAGGATTTCGACCAGGGCAAACTCGGACGGGCGTAGCCGGGCATGGCCGCATGGCGTGGTAATAGTCCCCGACCGCCGTTCGAAGACGAGGCGAGATACACCAGCAAGGCCACGGCCGCAGGTGGGACAACAGGCATTCATTGAAAAACTCCAAGCCATGCGAGGCCGATCAGAACGAAACCAGCGAGCAACAGCGCGGTCAGAACCGAGCCGAGCAGGAAGCCCGGATCGTCTGAGAGGTGCGGTTGAAAGGGGGTGGCGCGCTGTTGATTTGAGGACAGCGATTTGACGTCGAACATGTCTAAGCCGCCTTGTCGTTTCGACGTTGCCAGCGCGGCTGGGGGCGGAGATAGTTTTTGGGAGGTTGAGGCGATAGCCGCTGGCCGCTGGCGTCGTAGCGCTCGGGCCACAGTTCATGCGGTTCACAAGCGAGAGCAGCAGCTATCGCCACCTCGCCAAGCGAGTTCGGCTCCCAGAGAGTTCGGGAAGCCGTACCGAGTGGGAGCTTGTGCCGGCGGTCGACGTCAAGCAGGACGTAACCGGCTGTAAAGAGATCGGCTTTGATCTTGGCCGAGCGTGCAATCGGGTCCATAGTGGCTCCGGTGTTGAAAGGGAGGCCCTGACCGGCCTCCCTTTCTTCGAGGTTTGTTTTCGTTAGCTAGCGGAGAATGTCCAAAAAATTGGACGTTGTAAAGTGTGATTACGCAAAAAGCTCCAAAAAATTCTACCCCCGAGAATGATGGTGATGCGCCAGCTGAGGCGATGGCGAGAGCTCGTGGCGAACTCCCCGATATCGAGAGGCAACTTGCTGAAAAGATTGAGATGCTTGCGGAGTATGCGGGCGGCCGAAAGGTGGCGGCTAAGGCGATGGGCGTCTCCGTAACGACCCTGGACAATTACCGGTCAGGAGCAACGCAGCCCAGATTTTTGGAGCTTTTGAAACTTGCAGCTGCGGCAAATCACAACGTGGAGTACCTGCTCGCAGGCACCGGCTTTTGGACCCTCCTTTCACCGCAGAACGATGAGGAAGAGAGATCTGACCTACCGGCGACGCAACTCAGCGAACGGATGATCCAGATGCCGCGCTATGATGTGCGCGCATCGGCAGGGGCCGGCGCGCTGGTGGTCTCCGAAGATGTCAGCGAGTACTTCTCGGTCGGAAGGAACTGGCTTAGCAGAAATCTCCCACCTTGGGCGCCGCCGAATGCCGTCGTCGGAGTTTTGGAAGGCGCCGGCGATTCAATGGAGCCCACCATTCGCGATGGCGACCTGGTAATGGTCGTACAGAACGTGGACTGGCGTGTCGTCGAGCGCGGCGGTATCTTCGTCTTCTCCCTTGACCATGATCGTTTGCTGTTGAAACGCCTGCAGGTGCTGAACAACGGCGACCTGCGCATCATTTCGGACAACAAAGCATACGAACCGGACCTGGTGCCGTTCGGCGACATCGAGCATCGTGTGCGGGTGCACGGCCAGGTGTTTTTCGCTGGCGGCAAGCCGAGGAGCTACTAG